TACACCAGATGATCCTGTTGTTCCGTCATGTCCGTCTACACCTGATGTGCCAGTGTTACCGTCATTACCAGATGATCCTGTTGTTCCGTCATGTCCGTCTACACCGGATGTGCCAGTGTTACCGTCATTACCGGATGATCCTGTTGTTCCGTCATGTCCGTCTACACCAGATGTGCCTGTCGTTCCGTCATGTCCGTCGTGGCCGGAAGTACCGCTAGTTCCTGGAGCTCCCTGGGCCCCTACTTCTGACTCTCAAGATGTAGTTGCGGAGTTATAAACTTTTAATTGTGCAGGAGACTCAGAGGTATCTCACCAAATCTGACCATTTACAGGGCTTGACGGTGCAGAAGATCCAGCATTATGTCCTCTAGAGCTATACTGGTCCTGTGCCTCTGACTCAGTAAGTATATCAATTCCTTTGATCTGTCTGGCAGATATCTTTGGCATTTTACTTTATCCTCTTTTTTCGAGATGCGTCTTTTTTAGGCAGTGGTTTCTTTGGATTTTTAGATTCTTTTTTGTGAGTAATATATCCTTGTTCAAACCCTTCTTGCTTTGCAGCTTCTATATCTGCATCGTAAGTCTCATTTAAAGACGAGAGTAACCCATTAATAAAAGATAAAGAATCCTTCATTTCTTCTAGTTTAGCAGACTCCTTTGCAATAGTATTTTCAAGTTTTGCAACCTGCACTTGTGCTGATACTTTGTTTGATTCTAACTGCTGGACAAGCTCTCTTTGTTTAGAAAGTCCTTCTTGCCTAGCAGTTAAAATTGATGTCGGTGTTTTCATTACTTAATTTGGTTTGTTATTAACTTACTGGTCCCCAAAGTGAAATTTCATCTCCAGATGCTAATGAGTATCCAAGATTAGTTGTATTTACTGTGACTACTATATCAGTTGACACATTTACAATACTGGTGATAGCCTCTTTCTCTAAAAGTTGGCCGTTCACAAAGACTAACCACTGGTTTAAATCAGATGCTGTTCCAGCAGAATGAAATGATGAATCTACTTGCTTACCTGTAAAAATAGCCTCACTTGATGAGCTATAAGAACCTGATGTATTAGCTAAAGCTGCAAACCATTGATTAGGAGTTTGAGTGTCAACATAAACTTTATTTACTGCATCAGTGTTGGCTGAAGGCTGGTCTGTTAAAGTTATATCTTGTCCTGTTGGAACTACTGCTCCTGCATTAAAAGTTTGTGCTGACGCCCAAGTTAAGGCTTGATCGTCTAAATTAGCATATAAAGCTGTAGTATCTACATCAAAGCTATCAGCCCCTACCGTTGTGTAAGTCCCGTCCGGTACTGCAAATGAAAAAGATACAGCTCCTCCAATACTTCCCGATGCTGTCCCTGTTAAACCATTTCCTGCTGTGGCTGTCCAAGACGTAGCTTCTAGAGTATCGATTGCGCTCCTATTTTCATCTAAAGCACCTTCTACCGTCGTAGCTGTAATACGAGCGTTAGTGTCATGAATACCTATCATATGCGCACCTTTAGTATCCACTCCAGCTGTTCCTAAATCTTGCCATGCGGTGTCTAATGCATTAAAAGCTGTATTTACTGCCGAGTTAGTAGAAACTTTATTCTGGTTAGTCATAGCACCGATTGTAATAGTATTATTGTCAGTATCTATAGTCTTATTAGTTAAAGTATCGGTTGTACTAGGCCCTACTATGTTTTGACTAGACCCTACGTCTCCAAATATCCACCTACTTGCTGATTCATCTCATATTAACTGGGCATCATCTCCTGTGGATCTTCCAACCTGTATACCACCATCAGATGCAGTTTGAGCTGCTCCGCTAATGTAGTTTAATTGCATGATGGGATCTTCAGCTTGAACTTGGCTCACATCAAAAGAAACTCCAGAACCTACTACCTCTAAGTCACCCCAAATTTTTAAATTTTTAGGTGACCCAGTACTTCCTATATCAATGTTACCTGTAAAATCAGTTGTCCCATCCACGATGTTGGTCAGCTGTGTTTGTATAGAAGAAGTAACGCCGTCTACATAGTTTAACTCTGTAGTACTAAGTGTTGCTCCATCTAATATGTTTAATTCAGCTGCAGTCGTGGTCACAGCAGTGTTTGCTATTTGTAAACCATCCTGTACAATATCTATTGAGCCGTTTATAGCTAATTCGCTCCCGTCATTTACTGTAAGGTTAGTTTGTCTTGTTAAATCTATAATTGGCATTTATCAATCCTCCGTTATTGTGCTGTTACCTTTTGATAGTATATTCCTATCATATCGTTATTTTCTATGTTTATACTCCCCCCATTGCTAAGGTCGTGTATAACAATGTATGTATCTCCTATATGAAAATCGGAGCTTATTTGAGTATTAGTTTGGTCTGTATTAGATAAGTAGTAAACACCATTTATTAATACCGTGACTGAGCCGTTCCTCATTGATTCACCTGTCCCTAAAGACACTATAAATTTTGATCCTAAAGTTATATTTTCTTTATCGCTCCCACTAAATCTTTCGTAATACTGAGCATTTTCTGTCTCAATCTCATCTATCCTGGACTGAAGTATAGTATCATTACTATTCCAAGTTTGCCTACCGTTGGCAAAAGTAGATGTTGCGGGGACGGTCTGTATTACTTCAGGCATCAGTCTATTTAGGCATTATCGTAGTCTTCTAAAATTACTACAACTAGTACCTCGGATACAGGTACAGTCATTTTATCTCCGTTAGAGTATGTAACTTGAAATTCTCCCAAGTAAACTCCCGCAGTATCTGTGTCAGCTGGCACCCAGCTGTATCTTACTGCCCCAGTCTCTGCGTCTACTATAGAGCAGGACGATGCATTTACTTTTATAGTTTTATCATCAGCATCGATCATAGTAAAGGTAACTCCAGATGTAGCCGTAAGGTCAATATATTCCCCGCCTTCTTGCAAGTTAACATCTAGATGGGGGCGTGTGTCGTGTCTTTTCAGTGTGAAGGTATCAGTCATGCTGTCCGCCTTGTTATTTTAAATTTATAGTCCTAAGTTTAGAGTCTACCGTAGTCGATGACTTATTTAAAGTATTCAGAGTTAACTTAGACTTTGTGGTACTGGTCACATTTAAAAGATTTTTTTCCATAGTTTTAATATGTAAAAATACGTCGTTAAAAGTAAGATCCGCAAAATCCGAATCAAAGGTAGATAAACTTCCCCACCCTCCTACGTCAGTTAGAGGATATACCTGAGGGTCTTCTCCTAAATCTTTTATGTAATCTTTAAATATTTTTGTTAGTACCAACATAATGTAAGTTTCCTTTTTAATATAACCTTAAGGTAAAAAAATGTCAACCCTATTTATAAAAAAGAAAGGCCGAACAATGCCGGCCTCTCTTCTATAAAAAACTATTACTTTTACTAACTATTAGTCAGTTCCAGTAAATGTCATTCTTGCCATAGCACGGGAATTTCCAATACCAATACCAATGCTTTCATAAGCTGCCCAAGAAATGATATTCTTTTTCTTTTCGATCCAGAATTTAGTATCATTTAATACACAGAACTGTCCCAAGAAATCTTGAGCAGTAAAAGCATAAATTTTGTTATTTAAGAAATCTGAACCTGCTTGATCCTTAACTTTGTTAGAAACCACAAGTCTACGTCCTAAGAACGTAGCATATGTATAACCATTAACATGAGTCTCTGAACCAATGGCATCGCCTGCTGTAGTAGCCGCATATAAAAATAAACGGTTATACATAGTTGAATCCATTAACAAGACCTCTGCACGCAACTCATCGCCATCAAGATGATCAAACAATGTTTTCATGTCTAATTTCTTGATTGTCCCGTCTGAAGCAAATGTTGCATTAAAAGCTTTAGAAGATTCCATTGCAGAATCAACTGTCTTTAAGAACGACTCGTCTTCTGTACGTTGAATATCAAGTACAGAGTTACGTTCGATAACTTCAGTAAGTGGCATATCATAAGCTAATAATTCTTCTTCTGTCTTCTGGAAATCTTCACTAGATACCATGTAGAAAGGAATTTCATAGCGTTCGCCCATTACGTAGTTAGTCGTTGGGTTACCGCGGAAGTTAACAGTCATAGCTTTTGAGTCTGGCTCAATATCTACGATTTTAACTAATCCATCGTGGTTAACTGATCGTTGTAAATCAACCTTAGTAACATACTGTGGTTGAATGATCTTACGTGCGAATGAAACTTCGCGAAGCTTCTGTCTAATAAAAGCAGAACCTTCCTGAGCTACTTTTTCAAGTCCTTCAGGGGAGTTCAACTTCTGAATAAACAGCTCATTTATTGTTTGTGCTGAAACATTATCCATTATCTAATTCCTCCGTTAAACCGTTGTAAACTCAATACAGTTATTAAATGTAGACCCGTAGTACTCTACGCCGTCCATATCTACTTGTGTTGCATAACCAACCACAATATCAGAACCTGATGCTGCTGCCAATTTTCCGTCAGTACCGACCGAAAGGGCGTCACCTGCAGAAATACCAGAAGCTGCAACTTGGTCAGTTACAGCATGAAGCTGTCCCATCAAAATCGTAAGGTTTCCGGTGGCATCGATGTCGGGGCTAAATCCCGCAGCAGTAGTGCCACGATTTTCAGACCAAATTACATAAGCCTTAGCACCTGCAGTCGGAAAATCTAATTTTCCTGTCGCATCATATGCAGCCCATGTTCCAGTAACAGCCGCGTCAGAAGACGAGAATGCACTTTCAACATCAATTCGGTTCAATAGATTTAAGCTACTTAAAATTTTAAGCATTTTTAAAATCCTCCGTATTATTTATCTTATTAATCCTCTAACAACATTCTTGTTAAAGGGTCTATCGTACCATCATCTTGAAAGCCAGTACTAAGAGTTCCAAAGGATAAACCTTCTTTATTTAGTTCTGCTGCTTTTTCAATAACAGTAAGTTCGTCATAAGTCTTATGACGATAGTCTTCAAAAACTAGGTTTATATCTTCCGCAGACAAAGCTCCAAGCTTATACAGCTTTAAAGTCAAGTCATGCGCAGTTTTGTACAAGGCAAACTCGTCGGTAATATCACCTAATTCTCCTTGTAGTTGTTTTATGGCTTGCGCCGCCTGTTTTTGAAGAGTGTCTTTCACTAACTACTTCTAGTTATTTTCTACTGCGTTTACTTCAGCAATGAAACCACGAGCCATGATCTGGCCAGCTTGATGGTACTCAGCTACTTTATTCATAGCTTCTTCTTGCTCCAAGTCGTAGTCAATCATCATTTCAGCTAATTTTTCAACATCAGCTTCTTCATAATCATCGCCGTACTCTTCACTTAAAAGTGAGTCTGCTGCTTCAGCGTACTTAGTTAAAACTTCGATTTTTTCTTGGTCAACAGCTACTGCTTGCTCTTCAACTGCAACTTCTTCTGCTGTCTTTACCATGTTATCATATACTTCTAATAGATTTGCCATTTTAATTACTCTCCTGAATATTTATTATACAAATTATGTATTATTAAGTCTGCTCCAGCTAATTTTTCCGATTCGACAACTTCTTCAGTAGCTTCTTCAGTAGCTTCCGCTTCCTTAGTAACTTCTTCAGTAGCTTCTTCCTTATCAGATCCTTCCTCTAGTTTTTCAGCGAAAACTTCTTCCGCCGTTTTTTCCTGTTCTAAAGAAGCGAGAATTTCGTCAATATTTAAACCCATTGATTTACTCCTCCACTTTATTATTAATACTACTCATTATTAAGTCCCTATACACAGCATTTAAGTCCCCGGAATTAAGGGCATAAACAGCTTCTGCAGTCTTAGAAAAAGACTTAGAAAGCTTATTTGATCCCCATACTCCACCAGACGTTGCCGCCATTGCAGATAGAAATGGATGTTTTTTTACAAAATTTTGAAACTCGGAAATAGGAACCCCTTTCCTAGCTTTATTTTCTTGCATGAAAGAATATGTATACGATGCTGGAACAGAAAACAACGAAAGCTCTAAGAATTTAGAAACACTCCCAGCTGTTTTAGTAAACAAGTGATCTTGAAATGCTATCGTACCCAGTGCTCCGGCTCCTACCATTAATGGCATTAACCAAGGGTGCGTAGTCAGGAATGCTTTAAAGCCGCTTTTGGATGGGCTCATAGCAAACTGACCAGCTATCTTCAAGTATCCCATATATAATCCTCCTAATATTCCCATAGGGATTATAGGATTTTTATGTGGGGTTAACTTAGGTTCTTCTTTCTGAGAAAAAAGAAGCTTTGCTAACAAACTTCTATCATGCCCTCTCTCAGCACCTGGGTACTTAGAGAACGCATTAAAATTACTATCTGTTCCTTGCGCAAGCTTAGTTAATACTCTAGCGGTTACTAACTGCTTTGTCATGGACATATACGGTACATCTTCTTCTAACAACCCTGCTATTTTCTCACTAAAATTATCTAAAGACAAGTCGTCCGGAACTGTAGCTTCTGTATCGCTAGGGATGTCAAAGCATATTCCTTCCTTCTCTAATTTATCAGCTAAGTCCTTTTTTCCAAGAGAGTACAGTGCTAGTTTTTGAAAATCCTCTTTTTTAGGAATAATCCTAAGTCCGAGGAAGGTGGAGAGCACATCGTTCAATGGGTAACTTGATAACTTCTCAAGTTTTTCTTTGTCGAATCGAGGCTGCGAATTATAAATTAAAAGTTTAGGGTCTGACTCGATATTTTTTATCTCAGCAGACACTTCTTTTTTTATAGTTGCAGTATTCTCTAATTCAGCTGTATTAACCATATTTCCTTCTTTCTTTAGCATTTCAGCTCTTTCTGCGCTAGGCACTACTCTCGTTTCTTCGACACTTGCTACCTTCGTAAGAAATCCAGCAGTCCTATCCGCAGGGATTGTTACTACACTTAAATCAAAAAACTTGGGCATAGTATTTATAGCGTAGATTTTTTGCCCGCTTGGTAATACTTCGTTCATCCTGTACTTTAAATGATCACAGTATTGCTTTAAAGTTTTTGCCTTGTTTCCGCATACAGAGCAGCAGTCGTAAGGGACTCTACATCCCATACTGACACTCGGTAATTCGCCACCCTCTAACTTCTTTACGACAGGGCTGGCTTTTTCGTTATCCAATTCAAGAATTAGTTCGACTCTCTTCATCCTTGGATTATAGTGGGAGAAGACTACCTTTCCCATTGACTTCTTTGGGTCTTTATTTACATGGTATTTGTAAACATGCCCTAAAGCCTCAAATGTTTTGTGATATTTTTTTAGAACTCCTTCTGGAAAATAGTCTCCATTACGATTACTTCCAAAGTATTCTCCAGCAGATAGCGCATTAACGAGCGCATAAAGTTTTCCTTCCTTTGAATCTAGTGCTTTAATATACTCTTGTAATTCTGGTGAGTACTCAGCAGTTTTATTCATATGAGAAGAATCTACTAAAGTAAATACTTCTGACGAGTTATCGCCATATTCAAATTCTATAATTTTATCCATGTAAAAGTTTGTACTAAGAGGTGACGCCCGTTACCAGTTGATTACCAATTTCATTGTGAAGCACGCCTTGGACAGTATCATGTCCTTGAGCATTTCCTGGTCCTACCATTTTCCTATTAATATCAGCTAATACATTTACAGTGTCATGGCCTGGACCGCCTAAATCTTCTAAACCTCTGTCAAGAGATTGTCTAATGTATGCCCCTGCTGACAAAGGATCTTGCGCCATAAAGGGGGAAAAGTGGTACAAAGACGCCCAGTATTTAGCTACAACCTCTGGGTCTTCTTTTTTTAACTTAGGATGTGCCTCAAGCATTTTTTTATAGTATTCTGCGCTTTGATGTTTTACATGCATATCCTGTAATTTTTTTATTATAATCCCAACTATATTAGTAACTACTCCTGCAGCTGCTGATACGCCAATTAACGCCGCAATTGTTTTAGAATCTATTGATGATGTTTTCTTCATTATGGTAAAACTCTCCGTCTAGTTTTAGGTATTGCTAGTTCAGCAATAGCTTTATTTAAAAGTACTTTTTGCTCCTGTTTGCCGGCTTCCTTTCCTGCTGCGAACGCTACTGGCGCTGCAACCCCTAAAGTAGCCAATACTTTATGATTTTTTGCAAAGTTTATGAGCTCCTTACCTAGTTTACCTACAAAGGTTGTAGGGACCCAGGTAGCTTCTTTTGTTAAACTTTTCTGTGTACTATCCTGTATAATTTCTTCACATTTATCTTGAAAATGGGACACAGTGCCACTTATGCTCGCAAATTTTTTAAAGTTTTCTAACACTTCTTCTGATTGCTTATATATGTCACTATCAGTGTCGGGAGCAGTTGTGTACTCAGCGTCTTTTTCAAAATCTACATGCGGTATCTTTGTGGACAGCTCATCTTTAATGATCATATCAATTGGTCTGTTTAACCACGGCATTGCTACCTTCATTATGTTAGACACGTCTTTATAAGATGTACCGCCTAATACCAGTTGTTCGGCTTGTTTCTTTAATCCCTCTATACTTTCTTCGAAGTTAAGAGAAGCTTCCGATAAAGAATTATTTAAAAAGGAAATATTACCATTTAGCCTTTCTACTTCTTGGCGTAAGGCTCCCTGATTAATGGGGTCGGACTCAGCAGTTTTTTCCAGTCCTGGGTATAGTTCTAAGTCTGTGATAAGTGGTACTGGCTCGCTGTAGTGGTCCGCAGAAGCTTTTAAACTAGACTCTTTTGTAATACCAGTCACTGCTTCGTATGCTTCGTCCGCATTTCCTACCGGGTAATCTAAATACTTGTCAGATGATGTCTTCATTAATTGTAGGTAAGTCTCGTTATTTGCTGATTCTGTAATCCTAGAAATTTGTTGTTGAGAAAGTCCTCTGTCTTTTGCTACCTTAACAACGCCTTCTGTAATACTAGAATTGTTAGAAACGTAGTCTTTCGCAATATTTTTACCCAGATTGCTGAGCTCATATGATGTAATCATTAGTTTAATATATCTCCTATCTAATTTTGTGTCAAGTACTATTATGTAATTTACTAAAAATTATTTAACCCGCTTATCATCTCGTTAGAGATAACTGCAAATATAAGGGCATGTAAAAAGTCATCTGGACCTACGTTTATGTACTTCATTAAATTTCGGTCCTCGTCGTAGTCCGCATACACATTTAAAAGATCTTCTGCAAACTCTTCCGTTTCTTCCCACTTAGGGAAAATAATTCTCTGGTCTTTTATAAGTTTAAATAACTCAGTAATAACCTGTGTCCTGTTAAGCGTATAAGCCGGCATCTTAACATTCCACTTGACCTTCTCCTTCTGAGAAGGTACATGTTGAAATGCTATGACACGCTCAAACCCTATTTTTGATCTTATCTCTGAATTCGGAGCTTCACCCATACCGTAATCAGATGCAAGATGTTGTGCATTCCACCTAGATAACATTCTAGGGACTTCCTTATGAATATAAGCATAATCTGCCTCTTTTCCAAGAAACTTTTTCATATGATGCACTCTATACTTACTACCTTCTGTAGATACTACCGCAGACACTGTATGTGACTTCTCTGAGTTAACAGGTCCGTAGTCTAGCCCCATTATTGTGCTCGGGATCTCTCTGGGGTTCGGAGGAGTTTTAATAGAAAAGGATGGATCACAACAATTTACAATATCCTGCTTTGTAATAGGTGAAGTACCCTCATCGTATTCAAGGCCAAGAGTCTCGTTAAAAAAAATAGCTCTTGGTTGTCTTCGTCTTTTTTCTATTACATCTCTTTTCCAATCAATCCAAGGTGCATAGGTAAAATGAAGAACACACACTCTGTAACCTTCCATGTCGGGATCTTTAGACCCTGTAGAAACCCATTGTCCTGCTTTTAAAGATTCTGGAGAAAGTATTCTTCCACACTTTTTACATATCGGTCCTTCTTCTCCTATACTGTCATAGTCAAGTAAGTTCCAATGATTACAAGATTCACACTTAGGCATAAACTCTGCTTGAGACGAGTCAAACCATAAGTCCGCTAGTGTGCCTCTCGAACGTTTCGGGGTTCCTGCATAAAGCGTATGTTTGTACATAGACCTATTCATAGTCTCTTGAGCAATTGGTATAACCTCTGCTCTCAAGTCCTGGGCCTCGTCAAAGCATAGCATGTCTGCGCTGTACCCCCTAAGTCTGTCGGCTGACAATAAAGCATATCTAAGATACATACGTGATCCGTTTAGAAGTTGTTTCATAAACACGTTCTGTACAATAGTACTATTCATATAATAATCTTTAATAAAAGGACTACCTTCTAGTGCGGGGTTAACTCTGTCGTGAGAAAATACTTTAGTTTGCTCCACGGTTGGAGCTACAAACAAGGTTCTAAAGTACTTAATCATAGCACTATTAGTAATCATGATGTTAGCTAAAGACGTCGACTTACCAACCTGACGGCTGGTTTTTAAAACAATCTCAGGACTACTGGAATTGTAGATAGCTCTCATATGTGGGTAATCATTTAAAGAAAACGGTCTACCATCTAAATATAGGAAGTTTTCTGTAAACTCACTTCTAGATAAGGATACTTCTTGGGACACTACTTTCTCTTCCTTCTCTTACTTCTATTACGCAAAGTTTTTGCTGCGTCTTCTTGTTGTTGTGCGATCTTATATTTAAAAACCTGTTTTTTCTTTCTTTCCCTCTTTATAGAAGAAGGTTTTTCATAATATCTACCGTTCCGCAGTGTGTCCATGATGCCTGCATCGTCAATCTTACGCTTAAAGACACGTATTGCAGATTCTATATTATTGTTGTGTACTTGCACAGACAGTGGGCTTGAGTCATTCTGTTCCTTCTTTTTCTCTTCTTTTCAGCTACCCTGTGTGCTTCCTTTGTTAGCGTTGTATGATTTATTGGTATACTGGTCGTAACTTACGTTAGTCTTCCGCTTATATTTCATTCCCTACTATTGGTTTGGATTTACTTTCTTTCATGTCATAGAACAGGTCTCCATACTTACTATGTTCTAATAATTTGTACAGTATATTTCTAAAACTTTTTCTTGGTATTCCCCATCCTTTGGAATATTGTAATTTACGGTCCAGCTTTGCTGTTTCTGATGCCGACTGTAACTGTTCTAAATCATCGCCTGTCTCGTCTTTATCGTCTAAGTAGTCATCAGCCTTTCTTTTATAGTTTCTTGCCATCATCTGTCCTATAAGAAGCTCTAATGGATATTGATCTTCTGGGTCCCTGACATCTTCTCTGTTTGGGGGAGGAGACAACCATTTATTATTTAGTACGTCATAAACACCAAAATGGGAGTCTTGCCAAACACTCTTATGTTCATCATCATGCTCTTGTATAAAAAAGTTTATTGGGTGTTTTGTCCCAGATACAAGTTGTCCATTTAACGTGTCTTGGTGAGCATGGTATTTAGCTGCGTTTTCTTTTCCGGTAACCTTAACATTAATATCAACATCCGACGTAGACTTGTACTTATAGCCAGTAATAGACCCGAGTACCACCACCTCTTTTATTTGAGATGATGGTATCCAAGAATATAAATACTTTAAGATCTGAGCTCTTACTCTCGGGAGGAGTGTTTGTGCGTCAGATCATATATCTTTAGCTAAAGTATTTTGAGGCTTATCTAGTATGCCGGAGGTTTTTAACATTATAGATTAAAGGGACCCAGGATTGTTATTATCCCAAACGACCTCAGCCGGTGTGTTACTTTCTTGATTTTCTTTACTGTTTTTAACACCCTTTAGCGCAGTTTCTTTGGCTACAGATCTATTTTTTTGAAACGTTGACTGAGCTTTACTATTAGGTGGAGTAGTGGTTCCTATAGGAGTGGTTCCTGCTCCTGCTGTAGGAGTGGTTCCTGCTCCTGTCCCCATTGGCTGGGATTTTCCTTTTAAAAGATTGCTTGCAAAGGTAAACCCTTTTCCTACTCCTCCTAAAATTCCGCCTATTCCTCTTCCAAACAATCTTCCAGTTCCTATCGCTGCTTCAGCGGTTGCTCCGCCAAGAAACTGGCCGGCATTTACTATAGCATTCCCCATATTTCTCGGAGCATTTAATAGTGCAGTCTCTGCTTTCTGTGTAAACTCTGCACCTGCCTTGTAATCTTTGTCTATACCAGGTTTACTAGTATTTACATCTTGGTTAGCCTTCCTGTTAACATTAAAAGGTGCCAGCTCCTTTGCTGCATTATTTTGGGCCATACCGCCATCAAGCATACCAGCCGTACCCGGGCCTGCAGGTTGTTGTGCGTTACTGTAAGGGCTGGAAGGTATTTTGCTAAGGGAGTTACCCATAGTTCTGTTTCCCCCTCCAAAGAACTTTCCACCTAACTGGCTTGCGGCGGCCGAAGGTTTATAGTCTGATGGTACGTTTGTTGCTGCCGCACCAGTAGCACCTGCACCAGTAGCACCTACACCAGTAGCAACACTTGTTGCTGCTGGCTCTTTTGGAGTCGCTGAATTTCCGCTGTTGGATCCTATTCCGTACGCAGCGTTTATAGCTCCCTGTGCTTTTTTATAAGCATCAGAATTCTTATCACCTGATGCAGCTTTTCTAGCTTTAACTGCTGCATTTATGTCAGAAAACCCGCTGTTTTTTGAATCAAAGTTTTTTGCTGCCTCTCCGAAGGTACGTTTTTTAGGTTGTTGTTTATTTTGTTGTTTAGGTTTCGCTGCTTCGGTTGAATTTCCAAAAGGTTGTTTCGGTGCATCTTTAGTTGAGTCGGTCCCCGTATAATACGATATTTCCCTAGATTTCTGAGCATATTTATTTAAAATATTCACTGCTATTTTATTGGTATCCATTACTAATCCTCTTTATTATTAGTTAATATTATGTCTTTATTAATTTCTGACATGTGCGGTATTGTACTTTCGCTACTACTGGACATGGTAACGTCTGCATCCATACCTTTTATTTTAAAAGTTATTTCCTCAAAAATATCTTTTTTCTTATCTGTATCTTTATCTAACTTGTCTAATCTGTCAGTTAGCTTTACTGCTAATGATCCCCATTTTTGTGCTAAGTCTGGGTCAGACTTTGATCGTTCTTTAAAGTTATAATACGAATCTGTCATCATATCTTTTAACATTGTATCAAAACTTTTTTCTGGCGCTGCTCCTAACTTCCACAGCAAATAATCTTTATCTCCATCTAATGCTATCTTATAAAAACGTTTTAACCCTGGATCTTTTGTTTGGTTTACATACTCCCTTTTTTCTTGTATTCCCCATTCTGCAACGTTAAAAAAATACTTAAGAAAGCACTGAACGTCGTCTGACGAATACTGCATATTATACTTACCATTAACAATCAATTCTATATCTTCGTCAGTAATATTAGCCAGCGCCATTGACGTTATTAATCTATACATTAAAGAATCATTCATTATAGCTAAGGAACCTTTTACACCTTCGACGGTGTCTACTGGGAAGTTAAACATATGGCCATACATTCTTTCCATGTCCCAACGCTTTAGCCAATCCGGGTTTATTTCCTCAGATTTAGTAGTGAAGTACTTCGCTTGTTTTTTATAGAAATAATCATACACTTGTTGAATACCTGGTATGGGAAATTCCAATCCTAATAAAATTAAGTTATCGTGAATTGCGTCAGCAGACATCCTGCCAACGACCAGTGTTTCTACGTATTTAATGTAAGGTATCTGCACTATTTAAAATAAGTTTAGTTGTTTAGCTTTATCTTTTAAAACTTTTACTTCCTTGTCTCTCTTTTCTACTTCTTTCACCATTCTGTCGTTAACCCACTTAGGAAAAACTCCAGTTTCTCTAGCTTCTGCGGCAAGTATCCGTGCTTGTGTCTTCGTCATACCTTTTTTAAAAAAATAGTATTTAAAAGTATCCTGTACGGGGCTATACTTTCCAGCTAGTTTATTGAAGAATTTCAAAGGTGTCCTACTCCCCGCTTTTAATAGCTGACTCTAGGTCTGCTAATGCTTGCTTACCTTTTGCCCCCATACCAACAAAAGGTACGTGTGATTTTATATTTTCTAACCCATCAAGAGTTGCCTTGTATGCCTGCTTACGTGCCATCAAGGTGTATAATGTATCCATGCCTTGATACCCCTTAAGCAGGGCAATCCCCGGATAGTCGTCATTGGCAGCTCTTAAAGTGTCCCGCATTTTTACCATTGCCTTAGTTCTCCCTAATTCCATTTCACGACCGTGATCTGTATAGCCTGCTACTTTGTTAAATACTTTCTCTGCTTTGTTCATGTTATATCTCTTCTATGTAATTTTTATTCTGTGTTAACTTCTCATAAACAGGTACATACGCGTACTTTTTACCGCTTATATGCTTTAATCTAAAGATTCGTTTTTCTGTTTCGAATATCATTCCTGTTTTATCTATATCTATTAATGTTGCTTCTCCGCTCTCTATCGTAGCCAAAGTATTTGTCTTTCCTTTCTTAGACTGAAAGGTACCTTCAAAAGTCAGCGTGTCTTGGGTATGGTCCCTATTCCTTCTTAATGGTGTAGGAAAGTTTCTGTCTAACACGTTGTGCTTTGCTGAAAACGAAAAAACACTTTCTGAATCACTGGGGCAATAAAGCCTAAGATCAAAATGTGTTCCGTTATTATTTTTATGAATCTGGTAAACATAATCCCAATCCTTTATATCTAAATTAGTTGGAAGGTGTGTATAACCATCTTTATATTGTTTTTTTCTTTTATCGTTACCCACGCTCAGCTTTGCAATTGGGATTGAAGCACTTTGTACGCCTTCGCTTACTACCTTGAGAATCCACTACTATGTGAAGTCTTGTGTTAGTACCACCGCATACAATGCATTGTCTCCCGACAGCTGGTTTGCTGACCGAACGTTTTTTTATTTCTTTTTTTCTTCTTTCTCTAAGAGTTTTAGCCAAAGACATCTTGTAGTCTGGTTTTATCTATTGAAAGCTTTTTTTCCCACTTAGCTAGCTTAGTGTTTAATTTACCGCCAAACATTTCGTCCACAGTAACTTTAAACTCATCAAATGACTTAGGGTTTGTTTCTTCCGCTAACTTTGTAAAGATATTTTCAAAATCAGCATCTGTAACAGGTGTAGTTGCCTTCGCTCTCTTTACAAAAGCATTACCTTCTAAAAAAGAGATAAGAGCCTCATCTTTATTTGGGTCCCTATCATTTATTACAATCTCACTCATAATTTATTCCTCGTCTATTAATGCTACAAAAAAATTAAGTTCTGCTTCTGTAGGTAATTTATTAAAAGATGCTAACTTGCTAAAGCTCCCATCGTAAATGCCCACAGCCTGGCTATCGTCACCTACAACTTCATCGCAAGTCGCTCCTAAGTTATTCTCAAGATAGTAACTAATATCCTGTGCCAGTTTAGCTCTTTCTTCCGTACCATCATGTTCTAATAATATATACATGTTTTAAAACAAACCTTCTATTCTTCCAGCTGTATTTTCTACGTCTTCAATTAGTCTAGTTAACTTAGCCTCGGTTTTAGGAAAAGGTCTCTTTGTCCATGATAACCCAATAAATCCGACCGTACGTCCTGTAGAATCTTCTATTGCTTTAGCGTACAAATACTTAGTTTTAGCTTTTTCGTAAGACGTTTTTTCTATCGATGCCCATTCTGGCATATCATTGACATTTACTTGTACTTTTCCTTCTTTTACTACCCCTGATATTGCTATAGGAAATAAATGAACAGGTATGCTCTGGTATGAGTCTATGATAGGTACTGCATCATCTACTACCTCTACTAAGCAAGTTGCTCTTGTCTGATGCTTAGTTGTGTAATATTGTCGTCCATTGTGGAACCCAAACAACCAAGCCCTATTAGCATTAGATTTATCCATTAATTGTAACAATCTATTTCTTATCACCTCGTTATTTTCTACCTCAGCAGTTAACTCTCCTACTGTTGGCCCGTCAAAGTTTCTTTTTATCTCGTTATGATTATCATGTATCTTCTTTTTTATTAAAAAGTAGGATACTGCTATCCCGACCACTTCCTTTATAGCTACTAAAAAATCAAGTATTCCCCCGTATTCCATCATTCTCTCCGTGCGTTATCTGTGTAAGTATTAATAATTTCTGTAAGTATCCTTACCATCACTTGAAAGCGCGCTTCCTAGTAAAGCACCTAATGCCCCAGTTCCTGCTAACCATGGTAGCGGGTTTTTGTCTATTCCTAGTGACTCTGCTAGCCCTTTATCATCGCTGTCGGGAGCATAGGTTTTAGGAGATACTTTTGGGTTTACAGCGCTCTTATTACCAATACCTGCTCTAGATCTAGTACTGTTTCCTATATTTGGCAGTACGTGTGATGCTTCATCGACCTTAATCGGTACTGTATTATAAGGTACGGACCTAATTTTTTTAGGGATAACTCTTACTTTTTTATTTAAAACTTTTGTAACCCTCTCTACCTGCTTCGCTTTCAATGCTTTCTCTTCTGCTAATCTTATAGCTTTATTGGCAGCTTTTGTTTCGGATCCTGCAAGTCCTCTGGCTTTGTAATCTAACTGTTTGTACTTTTTTGCATACTCATCAGAAAATACCGATCTTACTTTGTCCCATACAGTATTTTTACGTGGTCTTATTACTAAACCAGACGGTGTAACTGATAATCTTTTCGTTGCATCGCGTGCCCCACTTACTGCTGCTTTGCCAGACGCGGATACAGCTGCTCTAGGTTTTAAAAGGGACCTTAAAGCTTTAACCTTCCAGCTACTAGCATTCTTCTGCATCTCATATTCAAAACCTTGCATAGTTGCTTGGTTTTGGGTGACTGTAGATATGTCAATGTAGTTAGTATCAATTGACGCTAATTTTTCAAAAACTATAGTTGATTTATCCACTTTATTGACCTCTGTACCTACTATTTAGGTTCATTATAACTTTTTCTCGTTCGCTTGGGTATAAATTCGCTGGAGTACCTAGCTTATTAACTGCATAAGCGCCGGCACCTAATGTCGCTGCGCCTAAAGCCCAAGGCCAAATTCTTGTTTTACTTTCTACAAGATCTTCTGATATATTTTCTCCTTTCTGAGCTCTTACTAAAGCATCCTTTAAGTCTTTTACTTCTTTATTTAGGGAGTCCACTTTAGAAGGATTTATGTGTTGTTGTACTTCTTTCTTCAAATTTTTTACGTCCCTTTTTCCTGCCCTAAGGCTACTAGCTTCAGACGAAACTTTTGCAGCTTTTTTAGCCTCAGCTATTAAAGTAGACGGTCTAAAACCTTCGTATAAACTCTTACCAACTTTTTTCGCAACATTGTACGTCCCAGTAAAAGGTCTAAAAAGCATTTGATGAAAAATATTTGCATTTTTTTCCAAGTCAATTTCTTGAGCAAATCCATCTATTAGCGCTCTTTTTTCTATATCATTCATATCTTTGTCTCCTAGCTTTTAATTGATGGCACAACTTTTTGTGTAGCCATATCTCTAGCATGTTTTAAGGTTATTCCGTTAGCAACCTTTTTAATCTTTGCTGCTAACTGTTTAGGTAACTTATCTATATCTAGTCTTCCTGCTTTATAAAGCAAGATGAGTTTAAAAAATCTTTTTTGCTTTTGTGTTGATGCTGGCATTGGTATTAGTCTTTAATAACAGCTCCTTTAGTCCTGTACTTATACTCTTTATACGCTCTGCGGTCACTGTCAGCTTTTTCTTTCATATCCTTTAGCTGTCTGTCTGAGTATCCTAACTGCCTTCCGACAGTTATTTCGTGATCCCAGTTGTAGTGTTTAGTTCGGTTTTTCCTAAACATTTTATCCATAAATTTTTCTTTAGCATCAGCTTTTCTTGCTGCCTCATCGTGGTCCTCTTGATTTACAGCCTGTAGCTCGGGTAAAATAGGGCGCGGAGCGTGCCTGTTTATAAACTGTCCATTCTTCTCCAGGTGTGCCGTGTGTATAGCTTTCAAGTTTTTTACTTTTGAATTATAAGCACTTTGTGATACTTTACTAAGAAGGGCACCAATGGGTGTCATTATTGCTGCTGCAGATCCTGCTGCTTGTAGCCTACGCCCCTTCCCTGCGAACATTGCTGATATTAGGGCCGATGGTACACCAGCTGAAGCCATGCCTCTGCGAGTGTGTCCGAAAAACCCTCTTTGTTTCTCTTCAAGAGGAACTCTTACATACAATGTTTCTGCTATTTTTTTAATATCGGTCATAAAGACTGTTTACTATATTTAAGTATCTTTCACTTTTAAGTGTGTTAGGAGTGGTAAGTGCTTTTTCTTCCGGTAAAATTTTACTTAAAATGGGGTCTATAATTAATCTATCTGATCTAAAACCTTTTCCTACGTCTCCAGCACCACGGAGAATCTTACCCTGTATAAACCCTTTTTGTTTGTAATTTTTAGGATTAAAAACGCTTCGTGCGTATCCCTTGCTCCCCTTAAAAGCTTTAAAAGGGTTAATGGTAGTTTGTCGGTGTTTTAGCCAATCTTCCGGTTGTATGCTTTTAGCCCACCCATCTGATCTCTTTAACCATGCTTTACCGCCTGGTACCTTAGACACCAAACTTCCTGTTGCGCCCCTTAAATTCTGAACCGGAGCACGTAAAACATTCCAAGTTGACTGCATACTTTTAGGCATAAACCTTGTATTTTTTAGAGACTCTCTAACTAACGGATTTCCGGCTGAGTCCTTTAGGACCTTACCGATCGTGTTTTTACCACCACCTATAACTTTAGCCGTAGAGCCTCCTCCGTGAGCAAATACTTTTCCAGCCTTTGCAGCTTTAGCAGTCCATTTACCAGCCGTCGCCGCATGACCTACAACAGGTATGGCAGCTGCCATGGATATTGCTGCATTACCAGCTTGCCCACGAACCGTATATAGACCCGCATTTACCAGGTCTCCTACAATTCCGAATCCGGGTATCATGCCAACTACATCTAAGCCAGTATGAACTGCGTTCATTACACCTGCTTGCTTTTTAAAAATTTTGTTTGATTTTATACTCATTTTGCGTTCCTTTAAAATCTCCGTGTATTTTAATTTACTACCTTATGTGCTAAAAAACAACTTTTTTTATTACCTGTTATTATCAACAAGTTCTTTAACAGTAGTCTTACTTTTTGTACTAGTAATTTTTTTTAAATAAGACGGGATCCCTTCTTTTATGACGTGCCTTACTCCAGGCTTATACTTATCTCTATGCATTACTCAGTAATTTCTGTGGTTGTGTATATGATGCCCCGTAGTTGGGTGCCTATAAGATACACTACTAACCTCCCCTTTCTCTCCTATAGAAATCTTGGACTCTTTAAACCCGTAGGTGTTTAAAAGATCCTCTTTTGTAAACTCGTCCTTAGGAATTAATACCTTTCCAGTTCCTAGCCCCTTAGTTCTCATAGATTCTAACTTCTTCTTATACTTACTTAAAGAGTCTTTGGAGTTTACTGGCATTTTATTTTCTACTAGACTTACTTGCTAAATAAGCACCTACTAACCCTAAAGACCCAGCCACAGCGCTAGTACCTACCCAAGCTTTAAAGGGAAGTGACCTTGACTTTGATGAAAGAGACGGGGTAGAAAGTATTTTTTGTGCTACACTACTTTGGTTTTTATGAGACTCCTTAGCAGCCTTTTTACCTCCTTCTAGCATCTGGCTATAATCTTTATCTACACTATCAAGAGATTTTGATACTATTTTATGTAATTCTTTAGATGTGGTATCAATTTTTAATGGAAGTTCCATATGCTTAGCCTGCCCTGTTCTGGTAAGAGCTCTTATGTTCCCACCTTCATGGTTTTTCCAATCGTTTGGAACCTCACTAAAAGTAACTGTAGGCTTACCCAAACTTCTAAGCTCTGCAGTAGTGGCGCCACCTGGTCGAGTAACAATTAAGTCTGCTTCCGCCATATACTTCATGTAAGACTTTCCACCTCCTTCTAGCTGTGGGTCCCATACGTGGGCATTCTTTGGTAGTTTTTTCTTGCCCCTGGACAACTCTTGTCTCGCAAACGTGCCCGATTTTCCTGGTAATATAGTAACCTGTACATCTTTACCCTTTTTTAAATAATGCTTTGCTACTGCTGGCCCTACTTCGTGCGTCCTGAGACCCAGCTGACCTCCCATTACTACTACTTTTTTTACTTTAGTCCCAGTCTTAATCTTAGGCCAACTTTTTGCACTAACGGGAACGTCCCCTAAATTTACAACCCTATCAGCAGAAACGCCGGCATCTCTCATTGTTTTTTCAGCAGCGTCACTTGAAGTAAAGTACGTTCCAGCGTTCTTTGTCTTCCAAATAAAAGGTGATATCTCATAATCTGTGGTAACCAAATCTACGGCTCTACCTGAGTCCTTTAATCCGGGTATTGACCCAAAGTATGTTGAAACTATTTTGTCTGGCTTAAAACCTCTTAATGCTTTAGATAACTGCCTTCCTTCGCTGCTCAGCTCTGAATGCCCCTCGGCGATTAATCCGGTAAAAAAGTTTTTTACTTTATTTAATACGCCTGAGACTTTATTCTGTTTAGGAAAAGTGGCTAAGTGAGATCTAAAGATACTGCCGGGGTCTCTCTGCACCGTTTTCTCGTAGTCACTGGCTGGTACAACTTTTTTTAACAAATTATTAAAGGTGGAAGTACCATAATCCCCCGTGTCGAAAGCTCTGGCGTTTACACCGTGAATTTTGTTTAGCTTCTCAACTGTAGCCTGGGCTGCAGCCATGTGCCCGCCTCCTACTTTTTTTGGTGAATGTAAGACAGCTATATTTTTCACGTTCGGGTCACCATTGGACTGTATTCTAAAATCTTTTAATCTCTTAGACGCCATAATTGCCGCACCTCCGCTAACTCCAAAAGCCCCTGCTACTCCTAAATTTTTTCTAGTTTTCTTGTCTAAACTTTTTACGGACTGAACATTGTCTAAGTTTGTGATAGAGTCAATCTTTTTTAAACCCTGGTCACGTTTAATTTTTGCTTTATCAAAAGAATCTCTTGAGAACGCAAACTTCTCATGCCCTACTATCCCGGCTGATCCGGCTACGCTTGCACCCTGTAACATCGTCCCTTTTCTAGCCTGCACGTACGGCACCCTAATTTTTCCTTTAGCAAACAGTTTGAAAGCGTCTAAGTGGTCCCCACTGAGGAACATATTCCCCCCTTGTGCGGAATTATCTTCCCACGCAACTACTTTCCCTTTTTTTGTAACCCCTAAGTCAAGGCTATGTAACTCATTACGATTTTTCTTCATTCTTCCTATAATCTCCTCTGCCTTGCTTAGTACCTTGCCCTTCTCCTTAGCTAAGTGGGGAGTGGGCACGGTTACAAATTCATTATTTTTTCTAGGTATAACGTATATACCTTTACCTTCACCAACTAAAACTCTATACTCCCTATTTAAATTTTCTTTCTTTTGAATAATGTAATCTTTATTCAAGTACTTTTTTGGGCTAGACTTAAAATCGCTTTTTGAAACTATACCTTTATTGCCTCACCCAAATCTAGATTTTACTATGTAATCATCACCAACTGCATCTTTTACATCTTCGTACCTTTTAACTTGGTCACCTCTCACAGTTTTTGGTACACCTTCTCCTTTTACTTGCTCGTACCATTTCCAGTTATCTTCCAAATCTTTAGTCACTGACGGCATATTATAAACTTTATTTTGAATATTTGCTTTAGAGAAGTCACTGTCAGACGCAAAGTTCTTTGACATGTCCCCTCTGTGTCCGTAAAAACCGCCAGGAAGTTTATCACCAGACTTTATGTCTTTTACTGGTTTTACGCCTATTCCCAAAGATTCCGCCTCGCTCTTATAGGTAATTCCAAGATCTTTCATTCTTTTAACATCGTCGGACCCGTACCAAGTCAAGTTACTACCAATATTTTTACTAAACCTTTGCGCAGCCTCGTGATATTTAGGTAATTTTAATTTTCTTCCAACTGCTAATCCTGCCCCTCCGACTCCGGCGGCCGCTAGATACTTTAAACGTTTTTTTCTTGACTCGTCCACTACTTCAAATCCAAGTAAGACGGTGAAGGGTTATTAAAGAACTTAGAGTCCTCAATCTCTACATCATAGTCTGTTTTTGAATCGCGCCCAATTGCATTAGTAACTGACTTCTTTTTTGTAAGGTAATCTTCTATTCGTGTTCTTGACGCGTCCTTGTTAGGTTCTCCTGTCCAGAAAGGGTGCCAAGCATTATTATGCTTAATAGAATTTTTCACAGAAGTTAGTTTCCGCTTCCCATCGGGCATCATTTTTCCGGGTAAAAAGGTGGAATCCGTCTTTACTTCAGCGTTTTCTCAGTTATTAGAGATAACTTCCTGCACTTTTGGGTTGTCAGTAACACCTTCTGACAGCTGTTTCACAATATCTCGCTTCTTTTGAGTATTATCCCCTTTATTAAAGGTAACTAACCCCTGTGTTTCGGTTCTTTTGATGTCTTGGTCAGGCGTAATACGCACTCCTAACTCTTTTTGGGTCAATCTACGCGGCATTGCTTGTGCTAACTTACTAAACAGTGTTTCTGCTTTGTTCATGTTATGTTCTCCCACATTTATAATATGTGCTAATTTTGGTTGTTCTTGCTGATCAAGAGGGTTCTTAGGGCTTTTTTTTGTATTATCCACTACTTCAGGCATCCTATTTATCAAATAATTGGTATTTTTTTCTCCCCTAGGGCCAATTAACCAGTGGTTTTCTCCTCCATGTGTATGGACACCAGCAGCTTTTCGTTTTCGGGACGGTTTTTTGAGCTGTTCTTTATACCAATTGATAGCCTGTTCCGCTTTTTCTGGCGTGTTAACGAGAACTTTTTTATTTTTTGCGTACTGACGCTTAATATGTGCTGCTCTTGGGTCTAACTCTCCACGTCTACTGTTGTAAGCCCTACCTCTATCAAGCACTTCGGCTTCATTGTCCTTCATATCTCCCCCTATAAAATGAGTTAACTCGTGATCGACAGTAGACTTATAGGACTCCTTCGACGGAAACTTTTTAATAGGCATTAACCTAATAATGGAGCGAGGATAAGTAAAATTCGTATCCGGAACGCTATATCCCTCCGGAATGAACACGCCAGCGTTGCCTTCGTATCCTTTTGGCATCTGTCCGAAACTTATTGGAACCTGGGTATTTATACGTGCGTTACGTAAGTTAAAAGCCGGTGTATTCATGCCATGGGTGGAATTTTTTTGTGCTTTTTTTGCACTTTTGACTGCTCCTCTAAAACCACCTTCTACATTTCCGTCATAATACGGACTAATCTCTTCTTTAAAAGATGTTGTATAAGGTTCTGGGTTTTTTGACTTGACTTCAGCCAGTTTAGTGAAAATATTCGTTGCTTTACCCATCGGTATACTTCTCCTTGCGTTTATGTATATAATATACTTAGTTTAACATAATTTATTTAATATACTAATAAAATCTGGTGTTAGCCAGAAGTAATTTTAGTTTAGTATCTTTTTTACATTAATTTTTAATTTTTCCTACCAACTCTTTCATACGATAGTTTGTTTAGTGTGTGGTTGGTAGTAATTATCTCCGCCCATTTTCTGCCCAAAAAATGGCTTGTTTTTAAGCAAAATGGGCACGAAAAATAGAAAAAAGTGCATTTAAACGCATTTCTAGGCACATCGTGCCCAATTGCCCGCTCTGCCCATGGTTTTAAACTTATTTATATATATTATATATATTATATTCATTAATTTTTTCCTAATTTAGATTTTATTGAAAAAGTTGGGCAATTGGGCAATCACAGCGACATCCTACACAGTTGTAGGTATCTTGTATCACATCCTTACCCCAAATCCTGCCCATTTTGGTTTTATTTTTGGGCAATTCTTGGGCAATCGACGGCGGAGATTCCCATTTTAGCCTAAATTGTGTCAAATGTAGCATTATTTATCTAATCTTTTCAAACATATGTCGTGCTTTTTTACTCATTTTATATTATTCTCTCTTTAGATTCCCAAACCCATCTCTATGAAACCGTGCTTTATTTTTGTAGTAAGCATCAGAATAAGCCTTTTTAAACTCCGGACTCATATTCCTAATATGTCTTGCTGCCCAAAACTGTCCTTCTATGTCATGTGAGCCTTTTAAACTTTTACGTAAATCTACTAAAGCTTCATAACGTTTCGGGTTTACTGCATGTGCCTGGGCAATCAACCCCTTTAAAGGAAGTAAATCTAAGATAGAATTTTCTTGATATGTCTTTATATCCTGATTTACCCTATTACTAAAGTCTTTTAAGTCTTTTTGAGGGTTACTGGAGTACTTTTTTATTAGTTTCTTAGCTTTTTTATTAGCATTATACTCTATTTGCAAAGCTTTTCTATTAAGTAGGTCAGTAAACTGGTGACCCCATATTCTACCCCTTTTATAGTCAGAAAACGCCCTTCTTACTTGTTTATCAGCTTTCCCCGTAGAAAATGCATGCCCTATTTCATGTAATAACGTGTTTGTGGGACTTGTCGCAGATTTTCCAACAAAAACAAGGTTTTTACTAGGAGAAAAAAGAGCTGTAGTTACACTTTTATTGTCTTTTACTAAATGCTGGGCATTATCAAATGCAACAGAAGCATCTCTTGTGTAGTTTATACCAGCCTTTTTTAAAGCACGTAAAGCAGAGCGGGTAACTCCAAAACTGACCGCTATTTTTTGAAAAACGTGTTGTGCTTTGTATGACATTTAAATAGAGTGTCTCCTGTTAAATTTTCTTTAGCCCTTATCTCGCTAGCTTTTTAAAAAAAAATCTAGCAATTCAGGATCCATTGTAGCTTTTTTATAATCTACAACTTTACTTTTTGGTATATCCTCACTTGCGATAAACTTATAACCACTAAACTTTTTTTTATAAGAAGGTACCAATGCTCTTGGAACCGCTACAAGAGTAGATTTTGTGGAAAGAGGAATATCCCCTTTAAACAAAGTTTCTTTTCCTAAATGAGTTGGAGCATTACTAGGCGAGTTTCTTTTAATTACAGCAAAAAACTTGTCCCCACTTTTAGAGTATACTACATCTTTCCCCATACTTATAGAATTACTGAGGACATCAGGACTCATACTGTCCAAATTTCTCAATTTTTGCCCCATATTACCTAACGATGCCCCAGTCTTCAATTTACTCGAACTTAAAATAGATGGTAAGGCTTCCTTAGATGTTGTGTGTGAAAAGAAAGTCTTCCCCAACGCTCCCGTTACTTTATCGAGTAAATACTTACGAGAAATTGCGATTTTTTCTAAATTAGAAGGCACTGCACTTCCATATTTTTTTCGCATAGCATCTATTCTTTTTTGGTAGTCGTCAGGAATATTAGGTGACGTTGCTGGCTGTACAGGCTCTTTTTGCCCACCCCCAATTTTTAAACTAAACGCTCTTTGGTAAGTTGATTTTGAGGGCTTATTTGGTTGTGTACTGTTTTGATTAGCAGCGTCAGTGACAGACTTAGGAGTGTTTTCTAGTGGATCTCCATGAAGTTGTGCTAGCTTTTGAAATACATGTTCTGCTTTTTTACTCATGTTATGCCTCTCTATTTTATTATTTATGAGGCTATAAATCTAGCAAAGTCCGCATCCCCGCCGCCTACATAGTGTGATACGCCGATGAATTTCCCGGCATCATCATAGTATTTTTTCGACTTCTCTTCTAAGTGCCTAAGGGGGAGCCCTTTTTTCGTTGCTTTATCTAGCAATCTCTGGCTTTTAGTCTTGCTACTGTTTAACTTCTTCATAATCTTAAGCAACTGCTTTATTCATTGTTGTATTCCTCTTTATGTTGTTATGTTAATTTTGCCCTTATAGGCTTTTTTTGAAAAATTTTAAAAAAATTCTAAGGACTCGATTTGCCTGGTAAAAACATTCTGCGTTTCACCTGGTTATTAGCATGGGGGGTGTACTATGGAACCTAATCCCTTAAGATTAAGACCCCCACCCCTTACTCTAAGTCCTAAGTACTAATAATAGCGTCCTTAAGCTCCTCATCTATGTTGTCTATCAATCAGCCTCGTTTGTGTCCACAGGCATTACACTGCCAAGCCCTTCGTAGTATGCATATAATTACTAAATGGGCCATTTTGTCGCATTTGTCGCATTTTTTAATATAATTTATGCCCATATTAGGCCTATTTTTCTTGTTTTTTTATGGTATAAGAGTAGTATGTTAATAACATATTCTTTTTACACACCTTCAAATCCTTTATAGGCGCCTGCATTTTTTTTACGTTAAAAAATGGGCGTAATTTCCAGATATACCGCATTCTTCTTGTAAATCATTCCACATATTACTATCCATTACATCACGTGACTTAAATACAAATTTCTCTCCATTATAGTCTAATTTAGTGATAAACCCACATAAAATACTATAAACAGCCTCATTCATAACAAAAACATGGCTACCAGAGTAGTATAATTTGTCATATTCGCCCATTTCCTCGTTTTGTTCTACCTTAAAACGCAGCTTTACACTATTTTCACCTACTTCTTCGTATGCCGCTATACGGGTATATGGGCCCTTTATGTCATCTATAAACAAAAGAGCATCTAAAAGTACTTCGGATGCTCTAGTTGTGATAAAAATTGGGGCTTCTAACATATTAAGTAATTAAAGGTGTGCGATAAGATACAAAATTAAAAAATCGCTCTGTACGTGCGAACCCTAGTTAATCTGACGTTAATGCAACAAGGCCTAATGCGGCTGCTAGTCCCTTGTCCGCGTGCCGGCCGATGCTCGTGGCCATTGGAGCTTTGCCCTCTTCGTCTATATAGTCAGACATTCTTTTTAAACGTCCCTTTAGCGCTGCAGCAGCTCTTTGCCTCCGTCTCTTTGTAGTAGTGAATCGTCCGTCTCGTAGGAGTGACTCGTCTGCCCGAGATTGAGCTTTTTCAACGTTTTTGACTAATTCGTCTATTTTATCGCTATCAATGCTTTTCCTTTTAAGGTCCCACATCACATCGTCCGCTTTATCCCCGTATCCTTTATAAGCAGCGGCTAAGTCAGCTCCGCCTGCAGCGTCTACGGCCGACTTGCCAGCCTTATAAGATGCGCTTCCCTTCCAACCTTGTAATAAGTGGTCTACAAACTTAGAAACATCGTCAAGGCCTACAGCTTCTTTTGTTAACCCTTCTTTAAACCCGTCTAGAATTGCTTTTTCATATATATTCATTCTATTTCTCCTATTGGTCAGCTACTATAGTGCCAACTTGTTTTAATGCTAAAATTACTTCCGATAATCCGCTCATTGCGCGCTGAATTGCGTCTTCAGGAACTTGGCTTTTACCAAGTCTTGATATAATGAGCATTTTAGCTAATTCTGATAATACCATTTCGTACTGTGGAACCATATTCACAAATTCCATGATATTACCTTTATTTACCATTCCTAGCGATAATAAAGCGTCTACTGTTGCAGAATCATCTACAACTGCAGCCTCTTTAATCAAGTTAGGCATTATGATAGAAACCTTCTCGTTAAACTCTCCCACTTTTTCAAGTAAGTCACGCTTTATATCTTTTACCGACTTTGGTGACTTAATGGGCTCTTTAATATGGACAGTGCTGCAATTAGCTAGCTTGCTAATTTCTGCTACTACACTTTCTGGGCAATTACAATGAACTGCTGTCCAAATAGCGTCAGTCTTTGACAAATCTCTTACAGAATTACTTTCTCCGTATTTCTCAAATTCAGGTCCTGAAAACGAATATAAACCTACCGAATCTTTAAAAACATTATTCTCTGCTGGTTGTTTGTCCCTAATCTGGTCTGACAAGCTAGAAACCTTTTCCTGCTCCATCTCTATAAACTCTGCATTCCCTGGTACATAAAAGGCTCCTCGTACGGAGTCATGGTCAAGCAACTTATCGGAATGAACTCTAATCGGGTAATAAGCTATTTTGTCTAACCCTGTCCACCCTATAACCTCAAAACTTCCGTTTTCAGCAGTTTTTTGCATGCCTATGATTTCAAAAGGCTTGGTCAATGTTTCTCCAACTTTTCAAGCTCCGTAACTTCCTAACTTAGGCATACTACCGGATTCTTCTTCCCCAACAACATTACTAGCAGTTTTTTCAGTCTCTTCATCCTGAGCAAACAAATTACTCATTTCTTCGCTGTCGGATATCTTAGTAGTCCATACATAGTCTACGGAAGAATTCGCCTGCTTTACAAAGCGGTTCCCCAAGTCATCAGAGTATACTAACTGTCTATCTATAGGTAAGTTTCTTACCATATTTTTCATCTCTCCTTCCTCAGTCATGAACTCTTTACCAGCTAGTTTCTCTAGAACTGCCTCGTGTCCATTAGTTATGAAATTATTACGCAAGTCTCGGTCCTCATTTATTTCTTTCAACATAGAAACTACGTCATCCCTACTGACTGACGACACTTTTTCTATGAATGATGCGTACTTAGCAGGACGTTCCGTCCCGGACGCGCTATTAAAAACAGACTCTACCGGTGAATATTGTGCGTTGCCAGAAAACAAGCTAGTCACACCTTTTGGTGGAGACTGTGCAACCCCTTTAAAAGGGTCAGTTTTGGTCATTAATTCTTGAATTGTGAGCTGTGTTAATGGGTATACTCTTCCGTTCATTAGAATAACATCCAATGCTGATAGCTCATAATTGTTAATAATAACGGGAACTGTTCCTCCCGCAACTTTTAGTGCACCTACTGCTGTTCCTTTCTCTACGTCTTTGCTTACCCATTGTACAGAAACTTCTTGATCCTGTAGCATCGGAAACTGCGTTAAAAAGTTGGTGATAATTTGCTTCACCCAGCGAGTATGGTCAGAGTCTAATTTAGTATTTGCAGTTTTTTCGAACCCATGTTCAGTCACAAATAAATTAGTCATATTTTATTCCTCTTATTTTATTTAATACTTTACAATCCATTAACACTTCAATATAGGAATCACTTAAAAATTAGTCAAGTCCTAATTGTCCTAACTATCCTTCTAGAGATTCGACCCTAGCTGTTAAGTCAGTTATTTGATCTTTTAACAGCTCATACACTGCTGCAGCTATTACCGCATCTTTATGGTCATCAGAGTACCACTCTCCTTTTTCCGACACTGTAAGGCTTACAGACGTAGTTGCGGCTTCTTCGTCACTTTCTTTAGGATCTCCATGTATGTCTTTGTCGTGTACAGTATGTTCATACTCAGGAGGAATTTTTCCATTGTCAACCAGCATTTGCCAGTCTGTTTCTGATAAATCCTCTTTTACAACGTAAGACACAGTAGTAAAGTACTCGTACTCAGGAGTATTAGTCCAATAAGTGGGAGGATCTCCTTGAATGTTCAACCCGTTTACGGCCATAGGGGTGGTTTCCATTATTCTCTGCTCTTCAGGAATCCCAGTCGATGAATAAAAAATATTACCACCTGAAATCATTGTGTACTCAAGCTCATCATCGTGCTCATTGACTAAGTGCATTTTTGGGGATTCCTCGTTAGCAGGCTCACCAGTATCTTCCCATATTAACTCCCCCGTTAGCCCTGACGTAATTAGTTCACATCTTAGCAATGTAGCCGTAACTGTTTTTCCAGCTAGTATGTCGCTAGACAAAGAGCCGTCCGATAAAGAACTGTTGTCGCCATAGTATTCACTAGCTATTTCTATAGCTTTAGATGCTATATCTTCTCTTGATATACTCATTATTATTTAATCCATTGCTTTGCAGTAATCGGTGGGACAAATGCATTTTCATCTGTATTAGCTGGACCTGCTGTCATATTTAATACATCAAATGACGAAAGAACGGCGGTACCAGGAGATACTGTAACCTGTGCTGCTGGGCTTCCTGCTGTAGATATCCCAGGCAAAACAGTCATCGAAGACGCTAAAGGGGTAACAGAATGTCCAACTACTGTATTAAATGAAAACTCGGCATCTTTTTGTATATGTTTTACAACTCCTTCCGCTATAGCCTCTATTAAGTGCTTTAACTCATCTGGAGGCCCGTCAACTCCCCAATCTGCGGAGTAAGGCTGAATAACAGGGACAGTCTCCATGCTTCCGTCATCTTTTGGAACAAACCCTTGAGATACACTATGTGTTTTCTTTCCTAAAATACTGATAATATAACTTACTAAAGTGTCTTTTTTTAACATTATTTACTCCGCTTTTAAAATTGATGTAAAGTTAGATACTGGCAAATGTGGTACAGTTACGTCTGGCATTGGCATTGGGGGAGAAGGAGGTCCTACGGCTGCCGTGGGATGCACATGGCTATTAAACAAATTCATCACCCATGATTTAGTAACCAATTGTTGGACACCTGAATCATCCCCATCAGTCCCCAAAACTCCTATAAGTACTTCCGCAGCGGGTGCATTGGTGGCACTGCCTGCGCTGACTTTGACCTTTGAGGCAGTTGGGCCGTTCTCCAGCTCTATTTTTGCTTCCCCGGAGACTGGCAATCCTTCCGAAGACAAGACATACTTGGGACCGGTCACCGTTTGAGTATAATCCTTTACAAGCCTTGCAGACTGGACTCCTCCTGGGTTACTTAACACCTCTGATTTTAGCATAGTTGGCGTAGCTATGGCTCCTCCCCCTAATTGCCTGCTGTATGATATGCCGCCGAGTAATGCTGTATCAAAAGACCCTATCGTGTGTCTTCATATGCTGCCGTATTCTTCATCACCGACCAATAAAGTAGAGTCTAAAACTCCAAAAGATTCGGAGTAAACTCTCTCAGCAGAAGTAACCAAACTTCGGTCGTAACCAAGTCCCTCACCTAGCGGGTTTACAATAGGAGTACCAAAAGGAATGCCATAATTTAGCCCATCAAGGATCTGGTGCCTAAAAATTTCCCCCTTCAGTTTCTCTCCTCCTGGAAGAGCAGTGGGAGATGCGTCGGGGAACTTTGACCCAGAGTCACCTAATGATTTACCATACCTAAATACATAAGAGGATATATCCATTGGCACGTTTCTTTTTGCAGTCATTTCTACCATGGCTCCTCCAGAATTCCACGTTGTTGTAGAATTAGGAAAGTGCTCTCCTTGGTAACCTAACTTAAAATTGGTGACTGTATCTTTCTGGGTGGAGGACGCTCCTGTAGATTGTCTAGTATCTATTTCATATGTATGAGTGGGCTGTCCGTAGTAACCATGAGATTTGTTCGATACTTGCCCGGCTCTTATAACTGCCTTTCCAACATAATTATTGACTAGTGGTATTAAGGACACTTCTTCGGTACCTAAGCCAGATTGAATAGAAGAAACGTCACTTTCCCTTTTAGACTCCTTGCTCTGTGTGTACACAGACATGTGCCTAGTTCTACTCTCAGCAATCAATGGTGTAGAGGTATTTTCTTCGAAGATGTCCGACTGAAAGCCTGTTGCTGATACTTTATTATAATTCTTAGCCGATATGTCAACTTTCTCTTGCTTGGCGTTAATCTTTATATTAGAAAACTGCCCGGCCATTAGCTTTATAACGCCTGACTTTGTTTGTCCTATAACTGTCTTGAATTTGCCACCTATCTTAGTAAAGAACCCTCCAATACCTGGTTTTTCTGTTGATAAGTTCCCAAATACGCTCATCCCCGGTAATGCTATATAAGTCAAGATTTGAGCTATGTCTAAGTCTTCGCTCTCAAATACTAGGCACTGCGACCCTGGGTCGGGTAGTGACACTGCCCCTGACCCGTAGTCATCGACGGGTATTGGGGAAGGTGGGTTCACTTCTCTGGGCGGCGTGTCCGCAGGAACGCCTACTTCTCGAATCCATATCTTTGCATGCCCCGCATTTGCGGAGCCTCTAGGTGGGTTATCGACACTTATTACGAATGCTCTATAAACCCTGGTCACCGCCGTATTTGCGACTCTGTCTCTTAGTATTCCCATAGTTTAGTATAACCATAAAAACACAACAAATCAACAGAATATGGTATAAGAAGAATATCGAACAGGTACAATTAAAGTATGTATCTGTGGGTCATTGAGGTGGGCCACAAATCATCTCTTAATGAATAATGCATCGGAAGATAAGGCTAACGCCTTATTTTAACTTAAAGTAAATAGGAGTAAATATGGAATTAATTAATATCAAAGTTCAAAGAAACATATCATTGTCGGAAGATGACGTCGACAATCTTTTAGTAGGAGCATTAGAAGGTGGAATAAACTACTGGTGCGAAAAAGCTAACGTTGTTAGTAATGATTATAAAGGCGGGGAATTTGCTAGCAGTGTCATTTCAAGAGGCGGTTCCTTAGAACTTTACGAAGACGACGGATCTTTTAAAGTACTAAACTTAAAAAAATTAAAAAGTGGGATAGAGAAGTATTATAATACTCAAAAATATCCAAGTGATGTATGTAATATGGATGCAAATGACTACGACACAATAATACAGTTAGCAGTTTTCAATGAGGTAGTGTATGGATAAACTTTATGACAAGATCCTAGCAATTAATGAACGACACAGTGATGTCCTATTGTTTGGATCTCAATTACTAGTTGCAGGATTACTGGTCTATTTTTTAGCACCAATAGTATTCTCAGTAATACAGCTACTAGGTGTTTTTCTTAGTTACGTAATAACAATAGGGTTAGTAATAGCTCTTTTTATTTTTGTAATTGAGAAAGGAAATGATAAGTCCCCGTTCAATTGGCCCCTCTGAACATTATAAGAGGTGCCATTGGCGGTGATTTAGCAACAAGATAAAATTTGCTAGAGGGATGTAAGCAACATATTTCGCAGGGCTGACTATCCCTTTTTATATAAGCACCAATTACAAAACACCTGCGGAGTATTTAATAGGAGCAATACTGATGATGAGAGCAATACTGATAATAAGAGCAAACAATAATAATAAAATAGGGGCAAACAATGATAATGATTGATTTACCACGTTTTTTTAACATTTACCACGTACTTACCACGCATTTACCACAACTTTACCACACGTAAGGTTGTGAATGTATATTTAACAATAATTTAAGTTACGTACTGATACATAAAGTGTTGTTTTCAGCTTACCACGTGTTTCGAGTACTAGCCCCCTACGTAAGGAGAAAAACAACATCTAAAAAATAAAAAATGCTTCTACACGTAGCCCTATATAATAAAAGTGTGGTAAATAATAACATTTATACTAAACTTATACTACAACTAATATACTATACATAGTATAAAAGGCCTCTTTTTTTTACTTGAAGGAACCAACCTTAAATATAGCAATAATAAGATTTACAACCTTTTCACAACAACCCAAGTTCCACACTAAGTTAAGCAATAATAGCAATTATAGCATTCACTTACAATTTTTTGTGGTAAATCGCCAAAAAAGCGTGGTAAACGTGTGGTAAACGTGTGGTAAATCCGCCATTTACGTGGTAAATACAACTATTACTAACTCAAAACCAAAGGTACCCAGCATGAATGAACAAAAACAACGACAAATACAGAAAGTATTAAAAATACAACATCCTATCAAACCTGAACGTCAAAATCTCTATATTTATGACCAAAAAGACGAAGAATTAGCACAAATACCTAAAATGAGTACAAAAACACCTGATTTTAACGATATTTTAGGTAAAATGGCACAAATACTTAAAAAAACATGGGTACACTCCCAAAAATAACAACAATTACATAACAATTACATAACAATTACAGTAACAACTACATAACTTCGTAACTAGTAGTAACAGTAATAAAGCTAAATAAACAAAGTTAAAGGAAACATTAATGGCGACAAAATTTGAAATAGTAAATAATTACTTAATTAAACAATATAAAGAAAATGCCCGTCTGCTTGTATCAACCGGTGCCGCAGCAAAAACACCTGCTGCAGCAAAAACAAAAACTCCTGGCGATGCCAAAACCGCAAGACAAAATACATCTAAGGCTAAGGGTAAGGCTAAGGCAGTGGTACCCGCACAGGTACCCACACTGATACAAGGAGTGGATCCTGACGGATTTGTAACAACAGAAGGTGATACAGAATTACAATGGGAAATGCTAGTAGCATGGAGACATCATGCTCGAAGACATAACCAGCGCACTTTCCATATCAAGGACATTACCCCTCTATCACAAGACATAGTACCGAACTGTAGTTTTAAGTTAAGACCCGTTAAGTACAAGCCTGGTAAAATTCTTGCTGAGGACAGGTTGGGCGTCTTCAAGATTACTTTTGAGGAAACCGTTAAGAATAAAGTAACGAAACAAGATGAAACGACACGGTATTATATGTATCTTGCAAAGTGGAGATCTGGAGGCGGTGCGAATGCTTCAGTCGACGGCATAGCTGCTACAGAAACAAAAACCTGGTACAAGTACAAAAAAATGTTGCACAAACATCGGAGATACAACTCCAAGCCAAAACCGGGAACATATGTTTTAGAAGATATCGGGCACGGAACGATATATTACGCTCCCGTTGAGAAACCAAATAAGATACCAACAGTACACCCTACTATAGGAACATTAGATAAAGATCTTGACTTCTTTTTCAATAATGTCGATCTATACACTAGATATGGAATGCCTGGGACTAGAAAGGTTGCACTAATCGGGCCTCCGGGAACTGGGAAGACCTCGATGGCCTATAGAGTGGCGCGTGAGCACTCTGATAGTAAAAGTGTAGTATTTTGTACAGAAATACACTTACTTGCAAGTCATCTGGCATCTTGTGCAAAACATGGAGTACCTACGATAGCAATACTCGAGGATGCTGAAGCAGCGTTCGGAGGACAGTCACCAACAGGCGGTGCATCATCAAGTGTGCTAAATTTTCTAGACGGGGTAAATCAGAAGCCAAACAAAAACGGGGCTTATGTAATTTTCACTACTAATTTCCCTGAGGCAATTGAGCCTAGAATTATACAACGTCCTGGAAGAATAGATAAACTATTAGAAGTAGGGACATTGAGAGGGCAAGACGCTGTGGATTGTGCAAAGATATATTTTGAACCAGACTTTAAGATCACAAAAACTCAAGCCAAAAAGCTTGAACCTATTGTAGATAATATGTCAGGTGCACAGATAAAAGAGCTAGCACAGTCTACTTTTTCTTATGTAGTATCTTCTCAAGCTGAAAAGATAACAACAAAATTAGTGCAAGAAGTGAAAGATTCTATGAAAGAAGACCTAAAAGAAGTTTACAAGTATGCTGATGACGCAGACATGTTTTACCAGAAACTTGCTAAAAAGATTGGGTTCGACTCAATGAAAGACAAGTTTGGGTCACCCAACAAAAAGCTACCTTTTTAAAAGAGTAGAAGTGCACAATAATTGCAGGACTCGAGTATAGGGAGATCATGCTACTGGCATACCCACAATATGGTGATATACCAGAAATAAAAAAAGAACCTGTACCGGAAACACAACAAACACAATGCGTCCGTTAAAGCGCAGTAACACAGAAGTAAGTAATAGTACAATAAAGTACCTAACAACAGTAATAAGGAACATATTATAATATGACAAACGTAACAGAAGTAACAGAAGAAACAATGACAGCTCCTCGTAATGGAGTATCTACAGGAACAGTAAAGTGGTTTAACGATAAAAAAGGCTTTGGGTTTATAACTCCCACCCCTTTATCAACAAGTACCACTAATGACGGTGACGCTCTATCTGCGGAAGTAGACTCGCGTGACTTATTCGTACATATGTCTGAAATTCAGATGGAAGGGTTCAAAACTCTTTCCGAAGGACAGAGAGTAGAATTTACGGAAGTTAACAGTGAGAAAGGGCCTTGTGCTACAAACGTGATCCCAGGACCACAAGCATAAGATAGTTTTACAACATTATAAAGGGGATTAGTTTCCCCTTTATTTTTCTTAAAATTTGGTATAAGAAATGTATGGTAGTATTTTCTACTGAAATTTAATTAACAGACAGTACGTAGAAACGTTACGAAAAAGAAAGGCACTATCAAAGTGCACACTTATTCGGCAGATACAAGCGTACTGTCTTTTTTTACTACCACCTACCGTTTAAAGAGGGTCTTTCGACCCTTTTTTTACATTAAATATTATACTATAATTCATCTAAAAGTTTTTTTACTAGAACCCCGACAATCAAATATCCAGCAAAACCTAACGGTAACAACATGGCCTAATTCAGTTTTGTAGGTGTGTGTTTGATGTCTAACTCAGGAAGAGGCTTCTCTATAACCATATTTTTTATCTTACTGTTTTGCACTACTCTTTTATATCCATGAGTTATTATACCGTCTTCTATAGTATACACAAAAAATACTGTCTTTCACATACCAACTCTCACTATCCTGCCCGGCTTACCGTCCAACAATACCACATCATCCACATCATAATCTTTACCAAGAAATATCATTAAAGCATCTACCATGCTTTCTATAGTTCTTCGAAATATCATAACGACAAACGCCGCGGCAAATACCCATCCATATTGCCCCATTATTCCTTCTACTGCTGCTTGATCCATACCACCTCCTAATTTTCATTTATATTCTTATTAAAAATAGTTCACACAAGAATATTTAACGAACCGATTATAAACATGAACCAGTTGACATAGTTACTTTGCACAAAGATATGTACGTAGTATAATCCTATTACTAGGTTAGTCCAAAGTAAAGCACTCCTTACTTCCTTCTTTTGGTCGAGATCGGTCATACCTTAGTATACTTGATACGAATAATAATGCCAACACTTTATTATTATAGTTTGGTATAAGAAATGTATGGTAGTATTTTCTACTGAAATTTAATTAAAGGAGAAAAAAAATGAGAGAACTTTTGTTAATAGGCGGACCTCCCGGAAGTGGTAAAACTCTTGCGGCAGAAACTTTACAGTTAATTATCCCCGAAGGGGAATCAGTAATTGTTGCAGCTGATGATTACTTTGACCTGCATACCAAGGGGGTTTTTGACCCCTCATTATTGGGCAGGGCTCATGAGTACTGCCAAGGCGTGGCGAGAATCGCCATGCTTGAAGCGGTACCGGCAGTAATTGTGCATAACACTTTTGTAAATGGGGGCGACAAAGGCACGAAGCCTTATGAGCTTCTGGCACAAGCATTTGGCTACAAAGTTACATGCTTTCAGACTGTAAATTTACACCAGTCTGAATCGGTACACAATGTACCGAACCACACTGCCATAAGAATGGCGAAAGAATGTGGACAATTCGTAACACGGAGAGGAGCATCTCCGTACATAAGGGAGGGCGAATGGGTCAATAACCTAAAAGAGAAGTCTTAGCGGCTTTTCTTTTAAATTAAAATTGGTATAAGAATGTTACTGTAGAACAGTTTTACAGCCAATGCCTGGTTAGGTATTGTGTAATAAATAAACGAAAAAGGAGACAATAAATGTCACTATTTACAACAACAAATATGGGCGCTATGGCGCCGGATCACGAAAATCATGCCTTAGAATTTTTTTCTAAGGCGGGCAATATTGGGCCAAAAAGCGATGAAGATGCTAATACAGCGTCAATAGAAACCTGGTTCAAATTATTTTACCAGTCACCCATAAAAGCAATGAAGCTATTGTTTTGGAGCCGTGACCCAAGAGGTGGGGCAGGGCACAGGAGAATTTTTAGAGAAATTCTTTCTCAGCTATCCAATACTCCTGTAGGTGTAGATTGGGTACTTCCTAATATAGACCGTATCCCGGAGCACGGCAGGTGGGATGACCTGTACAGCCTTTACGGAACAAAATTAGAAAGTACTGCGTTAGCTATGTTTTCTGAAAACACGGATAACGAGCTATGTGCGAAGTGGATAAGAAGAAAGGACTTCGCTCTACGAGACTACATGTCTCTAAGTAACAAAGAATTTAGAAAAGTTCTTGTTGCGAATTCAAGCACAGTAGAACAATTGATGAGTGCTGGTAAGTACTCTGAAATTGATTATTCTAGAGTACCCTCATTGGCAGGGATTCGTTATCTTAATGCCTTCTTAAGGCATGATAAAGAACGATTCCTAGACCATGTTAGAGAACACGGTCTTAAAGCCCAAGTCGCGTTTCCTCACGAAGTCATGAGAATACACAACGCGGGCATTGATGAAGAGCTTCAAGAAGTTCTTTTCGAGTCTCTTCCTAACTTCGTGAAAGACGGAGAAAAGATACTTCCAATGGTGGACGTGTCAGGAAGTATGCTGAAAGAAGCATCTGGAAGCATTACTTGTATGGATGTTTCAGTATCTCTAGGGATGTATGTTTCAGATAAAATTACAGGGCATTTCCACAGGAAGTTCCTGACTTTTTCTAGAAACCCAAAGATAGAGAACTGGGATAACCAAAAAGTCAGCCAAGCCATTGATTCTATCCAGCAGTCTGACTGGGGCATGAATACAAACATGGAGGCGGCATTAGAATCGGTCCTAAATCAAGCTATAATGTTTGATGTACCTCAGGAAAACATGCCAACAATAATACTGGTATTATCAGACATGCAGTTCGATGAAAGTCAACAGCACATACCCTCGGGTAGCTCACAGACAGTAATCGAAGCTTCTCTGAACAAGTGGAGAAAAGCTGGATATAAATCCCCAGCAGTGATTTTTTGGAATCTCTCCAAGAATGCTGGGCAACCCAGCGGAAGTGCCGAAAATGTAGCATATGTCTCTGGGTTTTCATCGGCAATCCTAGAAGCAACATTAGGGTGTGTTGAGCGAGACAAAGATGGTGTTGTTAAAAAGCTGGACCCAATGCAGGTGTTAGAGAAGGCAATCCAGAAATATGAAGTAATCGTCCCTAAGGGGTACGAGAAGTTCAGTTTCTAAAGTAATTACGGTAGGGGGAGTTAAGCAGCTTCCCCTACTATACTGCTGTATTATTACTATACGAATTTTTTATTTAATATACGGTATAAGAAAAGTATGATCAGGCATTACTTCCTAGATCTAAACCCCCTTCAGCATATATCTATATAAAGAAGAGGTGTGGTAGCTAAGGGGTCCGAAAGGATTTAGCTTACCACCGTTACCAACCTCCAGAGTTTAACTCCTTTTACTCTGGTTCTGCTTTCAGCATTCAATACTTAAAAATGAAAAAAGAAAGTAAATGCAGCCCGACAGGGAAAGGTTGGTACTCATAAAATAAAGGCTCCCTTTATTTTTACATTAAAAATGGTATAAGAAAATTAAGAGATAAAGATTTTAATGACTAAAAAAACACAATTAAAAACGGAGGCTAATTACAGCATGATACGAGTAGATACACAGATAAATTTTTTAACAAAAGTCAGGGGAATAGCCGGTAACAATGAATTCGCATAATCCAAAATATTATTTTTCTAGGTCAAAGTCAGAATTTGTAAAAATTGATGAAATGAACTCTATTCATCTAAATAATGCAGTTAATAAACTTTCTTGGTCTATACAGAATGAAGTTTTAAACGATACAGAAAAAGAAGAAAAAGAAAAGTCGTTAGAATGTATGAAAAAAGAATTGAGTAAAAGACACAAGCAGATGCAAATAAATAAGTTAAGACAAGAAATGTCTGGGTACTGGATAGACAAAAATAACAAATTATGGTTACTACAGGATTTAGACGATGGACATATTTTGTCTATACTAGGCAACTACCCGGTAAAAAGAGCTTTTAAATCAGGTGGAGACGGCAAGTTACCAAGTAAATACTATGAAATAAAAATAGAAGCATTAAGGCGAGGTTTAATAGATAAATGAAAATTAATAAATTAGAAGTAAATACAAAGAAGTCATCTGAAGTTATCCCTGTTATTAATGCATTAATAAAAGAAATAGACGATTTAAAAGCAGTGATAAAAGATCACATGGACTATACGGGGTATTTTGAGGATCACGGAATAGCTCTAAGAGATAATATATGGGAACATAAAGATAAAAAAATAAAGGCAGTAGTATAAGAAAATTTATACCTCAACTATTAGAGACTGTTTTTTTTTATAGTTTGATTGCTGAATAAATGTATGATATATTAAAGAATACAGGAACCCTACTATCAATTTTGGGTCGCTTAGAAACTTTATTACACACAGAATCAAACTGAAGAAACATGAACTATTTAGTTAGGACACTTTTAAACTTACCGTGGTTAATATTTATTGTTGTTTGGAATTTTAAATTTCCAAATGCTACCCCCATACATGACGTATTAGCTACGGTTTGTTTATTCTTATTTAATAAAAGTTTTACACAAAGATTGGAGGACCCTTATGCAAAGTAAAGAAACGATGAAAAAAATAGGTCTAGATGCTTACACAGCTTTGGGTAAGTCTCACCAAGCCTTGGAAGAGCACATTGCCAAGCTAGAAGACACTATAAAAAACGGCAGACTATCCGACAAAGAGTGGGTAACGCTAGTCCGTAAGATGGTGAAGTTTACTCACAAGTACGAAGACATGAGAGCTGGACAAGCTTATATGAATGCTTTATACGAAGTAAGTCCTAAACTCTATAATGAAATAACGGGAACCAGTGCTGATTGTTTTTATGTTGATTTTAAATTGCATAAATTCATGCAGTACTTAAACGGAGCAGAACTAGATGAAAACTAACGTAAGTAAATTTGAAAGACATTCCGAGAGGATACTATTGTTACGATGAACGAGGGCATTGTCTTAGACATAGTGTCTATGATAATCTTAATAATGATGTAATTATTGGTGCTCATGGACATCGTCATAGACATAGTGTCTATGATAATCCTAAAACATATAATGAAGGATAAACAGCTGAAGTTTTTAATGTAGATAATAATGAATTACAGAAGAAGAGGAAAGCGCTATGGGGCGAATTGAAGTAAAAGATGGTATAAGAACTGAGTATAAACCTAGCGCCGTAATTAAGTTTAATAGCGGCCATGGTGCTATACTTTGTTCTACGTGCAATGTAACTGTAAAAGAAGGACATTACAACTTTACAGAGGTAGAGCAAGAAGCATTCTTTAATAACGGACATTTAGACCCGTATTACTGTGATGACTGTAAACAAAAGATAATGGAATATAACAATGAAAAGAACATGGACAGGAGAACATAAAAAGACATCATCAAAGAAGTCTAGTGACTTAGATTCTGAGATGCGTTGGACGCTGTTTAAAACCGCCCTATTTTTTATGTCGGCATCATTATACATGTACTACATAATATTAGGAGGGCCGTAATGAAGCAGAGCTTAGACAAACAACTAGTAGAAAAATATCCTAAGATCTTTAAAGATAGATACACAGATATGAAAGATACAGCAATGTGTTGGGGAATGGAATGTGACGACGGGTGGTACTGGTTAATAGACAGTCTTTGCGAGTCCATACAAAATTATACTGAATACAACAAAGTACCCCAATTCGTAGCCACCCAGGTTAAAGAAAAATACGGTACATTAAGATTTTATGGCGACGGTGGGGATGAGCTAATCGATGGAATGATATGGTTAGCTGAGCACCAATCGGGCACTATATGTGAAAAGTGTGGTAAGCCCGGCGATTCTAAAGTAGAGGGTGGAAATCCGTATGGCTGGATGAAAACATTGTGCAAGTATTGTGCATATGTCTTAAAATATAAAGATTATCCATCTACAGAAGAGTTAGAAAAATTTGAGCAAACCTTGGAGAAAAACGTGAGGAGTTAGAAGATGAATAGATGGTATATAATACAAGTAGATTTTGAATTCTTGTCAGATATTGATATGAGAATGCATACAAGAGAATATACTAATAAGAAGACGGAGGCAATGCGGGTGTCCAGACACCAGTTGCCTAAAATAAAGAATCATTTAGATTATCAAGGAATTGCATATAACGTATACGTAATCAAGGAAATATAATGGCTGACTTTTGCAAACAATGTGCCGAGGAGATGGGCCTACCGAACGGTATGGAATATCTCCAAACAGTCTTTGACACAAATGATGGACTGGTGACTGAGGTCATATGTGAGGGCTGCGGTCACACATATGTAGATCATACTGGAAAATGTGTCGCCCCTGGTTG